CAGATTTGATCATTTAAAAATACCTTTTAGTTACTTGCGGAATGGTTACCCGCAGATGGATAGAGACATCGACTTGTCTCGTTGTTAAATATACAACTGGCACAGTGCCAATTGTCACAACTCGTAATAAAATGAGTTGGTTCAGTATTTATAATACTTCAGATTTTAACATTTGTCAAGGGGCTAGCAGATTACGTAACTGCGAGAACCCCTTGACCTTTTCGAATTCTAGCACACTTTCGAACTTATCGTGCAGTTCCGACTTGTGTGAGATAATAAAGATATTCGCATCCTTAACGACGAAGCGGATAATCTTTAAAAACTCGTCGGTACCAAAACCATCCAGTGACGAGTCAAATACCTCGTCCATGATAAGAAGATTTGTAGCGACACTGTTCTTCATCCTTGCGATCTCTCGCCATGTAAACAGAAGTGCAAGATCGATTCTCATCTTCTCGCCTTCAGAGAACGAAGGATAGGAAAAGTTTTCGTGTATGGGTGACTGGATTTTTTCATTGAACTCACCATCTAAGGTAAAGTTAATGAAAAAATCCATCAGTTGTAAGTATCTATTGACCTGCTGATTGATAAGAGGCAAATACTTTTTAATAATGCTCGACTTTACGCCGTCATCCTTAAGAAGCACACTAGCTTGGAGACTGTAATTGTAGTCTTCTTTCAGCGTTTCATGGTCTTGTAATATGCTCTTTAGTTGTCCCTTGTACTGACTTAACTTCTCATGTTCAGAATTTCTGTCCTCGATTCGATCGGTAAGAGTTTGAACTTCACGTTCCAATCTTGACCGTAATTTATTAGATTCAGATACCTGAACGTTTGTTTGAGAAACCTCATTCGAGAGTTTAGTAATCTCCCTTTGCAGTGCAGTGAACTTACGTTCTCTGCTTTCCTCCGCCTTGATAGCATCCTCAAGTTCTTTGAGATTATCATCAAATTTGGCGACCGACTGCTGGAGCTGTACAGTTTTATTTACCCGAAACTCTTCCTCTATGGTTTGAGTACAGGTAGGGCATACCGAATTTTCATTAAAGAAACTTAGAGTATCACTTGTGTGAGATTTCTTTGACTGGATCTTTCCAAGGAATTTTCCCAGTTTTCTAAGCGTCTCTGAAGCATTGCCATAGTCTGCTGCTTCGTCCTCTTTGGTTTTAACACCTGTAAGGAGGGTTTCCACACGTTTCTGGTGCTTCGCAACTTCGGAATCGAGATCCAAAATTTGGTTCTGTTTATCTTGGATATCATTCTGACCTGATTCCTCCGTTGACTTGATGAAATTCTGCTGCATTACTATTTTATCACCAATGCCTTCTTTTTTCAAGTCCAGCGTCTTCAGGCGGTCCTTGGAGTCCTTTATCCGTGCCTTTAGGAGGTCAGACATAGAAGAGAACACAGAGATGTCTAGGAGGTCTTCTATGACCTCTCTACGGTGTGCAGCAGATAACTGCATAAAGGGGACGAAAGAAGCAGACCCAAGAATAACAATTTGGGTAAAGGACTTGTAATTGAGTTTGAGTATTTGTCCTTCCAGATACTTCTGTTGATCCTTAGCATCAGCGTCTTCATGAAGTTTATTTCCGTTACGTTTGATCGTAAAGATTGTTGGTTTGATACCACGCACAATTTTGTACTGTGTGCTGTTGACAGCAAACTCAATCTCAACTACACAGTCTTTCTCATTCTGTGCGTTGATGATCTGCCCCTTATTAATCTTACGAAAGGGTTTGTTAAACAACGAAAAACACAGAGCATCAAGCAACGTAGATTTACCAGCACCATTCTGACCGACGATGACAGTATTCTTTACGTTGTTTAACTTGATCTCTGTGAATTGATTGCCCGAAGACAAAAAGTTTTTATAACGAATAGTTTGGAACTCAATCATTCTCGGGTTCAATTAAATCAGCAGGAGCAGCAACAACTGCTCGACCATCTTCTAGACGAACTAAAAAAGTTTGACCGTCTCGTTCAATTTTTTCCATATAATCATCAAAATTAGCATGAAAAGTTTCGAAATCAACTTCAATCATCATCGTCATTATTATCAGGTGGTGGAACTACAATATCGTCTTTAGTGATAATAGTATACTTAATTCCTGCTTTTTCACAAGCTCCGATTGCGAGGGCATCACCAACCTCCACAACAGTCATGTCCATTGTACCACATGCTTCGAGTTGGATGGCATATCTCATGGCATCGTCTTCCTCCTCAAAGAGGAACACGACCTTATCACCTATAGAATCCTTAACGGCAAAGGCACCTTCATCCTCCATCCCTTCGACAGTAATAATAAACATTACATTACCTCACATGCTTGCCTGTACAGGTCCTTAACAAGACTCTTGATCTTTGCCTTGCTTAGATCAGTTTCCAACTCATCAACGAACTTGTCTAGCAGCGTCAGAGTGTCTTCTGTTTGCTCAGCAGCGTCTTCACCAAAGTCCATCTGAGAGGTCTTCTCAACGATCTTCAGATCATAAGGATTAGCAGCAGACAGGGCATCAACAAACCTGTCATAGTCTTTCTGACTAGACTTATTGACAACGATTAACTTGACAATCTTATCCTTGTACTCAGCAAACTTAAACAGTTGTCTAGGGGTGTCATCATATTTGATGACCCTAAACATCTGAAACGGATTGTTGATTGTTTCTAGTTCGTGTGTTTCTGTATCGAAGATATGGAATCCTCGCAGATCACCCACGTCGTTCCAGAACATTTCGTAAGGGTTCCCAAGGTAGAAAATCCTACCGTCTGATGATCTGGTGTGATAATGACCAGAGAAGACCCGATCGAATTTTTGATATGGTTGGATGTCGTCTCCATCTTCCATTGTGTATCCATGGTGAGCATAGAACCCGTTGAGTTCTAGATGACCCATGGCAACCTTAGCGGTAGACTCACGAATCTTCCTATATGTATACTCGCAGTTGTCAGAGTTAATCCAAGGGATCATACAGATCTTACAACCGTCAATGTCTATGTCCTTACATTCAGTGAAAGTATTGACGTTATCGTACTCTCGTAGAAGCAGATCGATAGTATTGACTTCGTTAGTATTTTTGTAGAACGCGGTGTGATTACCGACCACGGAGTGAAGGGTAATGCCAAGATCTCGGAGACGGTCAAAATAATTTCTTTGCGCCCAGTCCAAAGAATATAGGTCAATACCTTTACGACTGTCAAAAGTATCTCCCATGTCGATGACAGTTGTGATACCACGTTCCTGCAACGTTGGAAAAAAGACTTCTTCGTAGAACTTCTGAAAGTATTCATGAAATAATTTAGAACCTTTCTTAAATCCAAAGTGCTGGTCCGTGATAATAGCAACTTTCATCTGTTAGTGCGGTATTGTACCGCGTCTTTGATTTGATTATACTCAGATGACTTATCAGATTCGTCTGCGACGAATACTTCGTCAAATCCAGATCTTTCGATAATCTTTTGTCTAATCTCTAGTTGCTTTTTCTCCTTCTGGATACGACGGAGGAAAGCATAGTGGATGATTTGGGTAAAGTAAGCAAAAGGATTGCTAGACTTCTCAGGATCAAAGTTATTAATATACTGGACACAGTTCTCAATTCCGTCACAAATCATGTCATCCTTGAACATGTAGTTGACGAAATTTGGTTTATAAGACAGGTGAGTAGCAATCTTTAGAAAACATTCACCTAGGTAATTTGTAATTCTAGGTTTAGGTTCTCCTGCTGCTTCAGCGTCTTTAATACCTTTTTTGTATACAATAATAGCAGCAAGAAACTCCTTATTGTTTACATAATGTTCTGATCTTTTACGGACCATGTAATATACTATTCTTTATACATTATAGCATAGCTTGACAAGATCGGCAAATGTATGTATGATGACTCTGTTCCCGTTAAAGGGGTGTGGCTTAGCTTTAAGACTCGTAGAGCTTCTCTAGAAGATTTCTTGCTTTATCTACCGTAGAAACATATCCCATCTCTTTAGTAAGATCAGGATGACCTACGTCAAACCCATGATTAACTACTTCTTTATAAGTGTTTACTATCTCTGGAGATGAGATTTGTGAGATTGTAATTACCTTAGACATAGGTAAGATATAAGTTTCATCATCAGTCATTTTCATCCAAGGTTCGAACTTATACCCCATGGGTATATTCGTGCCATGGGCACGAATCTCTTTACAAATAACAGGATTATCTATAACAATTGTTTCTGGTTTTTCTTTATCAGTGTTATCTACAACAACCATTGCTAAAATTTCTTCACCAGATACTAACTTGATGCTAGCATAGAACTCATCATACGGACTATCAGATTTTGATTGAGATGATGTCATAGTTAAACTTCTCTTCGTTGTAGTACTTAATTCTCTCTACAAGGTGGTTCAGGGTGTAGTTACTTCTAGACCCCTTCTTACAATCATCGGCGATGTCGTAAAGTGTTGCTTTTAATTTGTTCTCACTCTTTCGCAAGACTCTACCGATTGATTGTAGAGTTCGGATTCTTGACTTGCTAGGAGATGAAAAAATTACGTTGTGAAGATTTTTTATGTTAATACCGGTAGAGAACGTTCCAAATGACGCAATGATAATAGCGTCTTGTTCTTGCTCGGTAATTTCACGGACTGCTTCTCGTTCTTCAGTGTCAACACCACCGTGAACAAAAAATACCTTCCTACTGTCTGTATTTATGAGGTCATATAAACCCTCTCCATGTGCGGCAACCCGACTAAACAGAATGAGTGTATTACCTTTTAAGTCATGGGCAAGGTTCTTAATAAATCTATTCCTCTTCTCATGACCAATGATGAACTGTACTTCGTCCTCATAAGTCTCAAAAATTTGAGGATCATGCTTCATTAGCAGAACTTTGATATTCAGTTTAGCAAGATACCCTGCCTCCTGTAAGTCCTTGGTGTTGATGATTTTATAAGATGGTCCAAACAGACCTTCTAGCACCCACTTGTGAGTCTGTGTACCGTCAAGAGTTCCAGTAAATCCGTATCTATACTTCGCATCTGCGAGTTTAGACATGATGCTAATAAGAGATTTGGATTTAAATTGGTGTGCTTCGTCCCCGATAATGACATCGAACTGACCAAACCACTTACGATCCATCTTATAGATCGACTGCCAGGTACTAATGACAACATTTTTCTTGGCGATTCTCGTCTTGCCACCATAGATCTTATAGCAATTGTGCTGTGCGTTCCAACCATAATCCTCAAAGTCCTTGTACATCTGCTCCACCAGAGATGTGGTAGGAACAACAATCAAGACCTTTCTAGACTGCTCTACATGGTACCTACAAACGCCGTAGATCATCAAAGACTTGCCAGAACCCGTAGGACTGATTAGAAGGCGTCTGTTACGTCTCAGAGCGTCGTAAACACCTTCTACCTGATAATCCCTAGGTTTAAACGATGTAATGCGTTGTAGGTAGTCCTGGACCCCTTCCTGGGATACCATCTCATTCTCCTCATATGGGAGACCGTAGAACTTGTTACTCTCAAACTCAAACGTATATCCGTATCGCTGACAAAATACTTGCAGTTTATCAATTAAACCACAGTAGATTTCTTTTTTCTCAATATTAAACAGACGAATTTTTCCGTCCCAATACCTACTACGGTACTGAGGCATAAACTTCGCATTGGGAATATCAAACGTAAACTGATCTTGTAGTTCATGTTGAATGTGTGGGTCACACTCAACCGTTAGATAAACCTCATTCTTTTTTCTAATAACCAGATCAGCCATAACCAGCACTAAACCTACGCCATTCGATAGCGTTCTTGATTTGGTAGGTTCTATTGGTAATTTGCTTTAGCACCTCTTCGAGATACTTGAGCATAATGTCGTAATACTCAATTTTGAGTTTTGCTTTCTGCATCCGCTCGTCAGCGTCGAGATACAGTTGCAACTCTGCTTTGTCTCTTACTTTGTATGGAAACGGTTCGTCGATATAAATCTGCGAATCCGCTTTCCCAGAATAATACTTACGACGTTCCAGTAGAATACCTGAAAACACAGTCTCTGCTTGCTTTTTTAGCGACAGTGTTGTATTATATAGGTCGTAATATTTGGCGTGTAATTGGGGAACCTTTAGCGACTCTGTGTCCAGCTCATCTGGATTGATAACAGAATCGGTTGCCCACATTTTCTGGATAACTTCCAGAGAAAAACTAGACTTCCTTTCCATCAATGTTCATCAAATCAAACATAGTGTATTTGAACACTGCCGTAGCAGTAAAATATTCTTGTTCCTGAATTGTGGCATTGAAGGGAATACCTTCTAAAGACACAGGAAATATATCTCTAAACTTTACTCTTCCCGAAACCCTTAGACTGCTGTTTAGAATCAACAGCGTAGCATCACTGCGGTTGTCGAGTTTAGACTGACCTAGATCTTCTGGATATCCTAGTTCGCGCATCCAGTTGTAGATCTGGTGGTAGTTTTCCATGTTCTCATCGACAAGGAAATCTACTCTTAGATCTTCATACTGAATCTTATCGCCAGGAATAGGAATATCTCTAAGATAGTTTGACTGTCTAGCAGTTCCCATAGAAATACCAGGCAGATTTGCCTTGTTACACAAGAAATCTACCTTACGACATCTATTCAAAACCAGTTGGAATCCACCAATAGAAAGAAAATTCCTATTAGATACCTGATTCAACTTGCACGGATTGTTAGACATCAGTTTCCCAGTCTGACACTATTTAGTAACGATACTCTTGGATATTATCTAGCAACTTGTTAAGCATAGTATGAGCACCTTGATGCCATTCATCACCTTTACTTTGGTATTTTCCATCATACAATTCTTTCTTCAGTTTCATTGTACGATTAAGGATCTCTTCTCGCTCTAATCTGTTCTTAGGCATATGCGTTTTTGACTCCCCAAAAAACCAAGTAAATTACTGGTGACAGAATGAGCGATGCTTTTATTAACATGGCACTACGTTCACGTATACTAATTATAGCAAAACATAAAAAAAAGACCCCCACTTGTGTGGAGGCGCTGACTATTTGTAGCAAGAATCACATAAGCACTTCTTTACAGATTCTTTTACACGATGCTTGATTTGAGGTATCACACTCAATCAAACATTCATAATAATCGTTTAGTAAATTTTTTTGATTTTCGTATTCCTCCCAATTTTTTACATCGTTATCTGAACGACCCCATTCTGATAATTGGTTACTCGATAGTAGGTTATGCATAAGGTTGCATTGCCAGAGGTCACTTTATATAGTATACTTTGTGTTTGTTTACTAACATTAGTTGCTTTTTTACATTACTACACTTTTGTATAAACAACTACAGATTAATAGGCACAAAAAAAGACCCCCCTTGCGGGAGGTCTGAAAGGACATGTTGGGCAACCAGCGCCACAACATCCAGGATCACATGAGGTTGGTGACCTTAACACGTCTGTAGTAACGGTTAGCGTTAGCGGTGAGAGCACCTTGACCTTGGGTAAGACCTTCAGCGAATGGGTTAGCGACCATTCCGTAACGAGTCTTAAATCCAATTTTTGGTTGGAAGGTATCAGGACCCACAGCGCGGACCATCTGGAGGGGCACATAAGGGCAGTAGAAGAGACCTGCGTCATAAGCACTGCTACCTTTGTAACCAGCCACATAGAAGTGAGCATCGGAAACGTTGGCAGAGTAAGGATCGACGTAGACCTTAATACGACCGTTAAGCGTACCAGCAAGGGTGCTGCTGTTGTCGTCGGGCAGCAACTGAGCGTTACCAGACAGAGCAGGGGTGTAGTCAAGCACACCA